GGAGCCTCATGGTACAACCCCTTGTATCCTGCCACACCCAGGTTTGCATGAACTGCCAGCTGGTGCCCTGTGTCAAGCATTATTGGTAAGTGCTTGACATTACTGGGTTATAGGCTGCTCCGGAGGTGGAATGTCAAAAGCAAGTACAAAAGCGGGAACACGGGCTGGTAGAAGGCTTCGACGTTCGCCACGGTCGGGTCTTCCGGGTCCACCGTTGCCTTGACGCCCGTGTAGATGGCGATGATCTCCTGCTTGACCAGGGTCTGCAACAGCCGAGCGAGGCGTCCCTCCACCTGGGAGAGGATGCCGGGCAGGAACTTGATGCCGATGAACTGGTCGAGGGTCTCACGGCTCTGCTGCTGGACGTGGTCGGCGATGAGCCGCACGGTCGGCGTCTTCGTCAGGATGTTGGTCATGTCGGTCGTGAGACCGTGACGCACCGAGATGAAGGGAGGCTTGTCCTCCAGGACCGTGATGCCCTTGACCGCCAGCAGGTTCTGCTGGACCGCATCGAGGATGCGAGCGAGTTGCGTGGGTCCGACGAGCTTGCGACGGGTCCACGGGGTTGCCACGTCCACGTTGGGGGAGACCACGGAGCCCGTGAGCATCGCTGCCAGCATGGGTCCGTCGATGAGGTACTCCTTGGTCGTCCCGTTCGTGTCCTCAATGTTCATCAAGGCGATGTCGGGGTAGACCAGACGCATCCGGTCGCTGGAGAGCGTCTGAGCCAGGGTCTTCGCCTGTTCTTCGGTCGTCCCCGCTGCCACGCCGAGGATGGAGGTACGCTCTGCCCGGTAGCGGATGGACGACTGGATGTCGTTCGACCGCTTGAGCAGTTGGTACATCTGCGTAGAGTCGCCACGGAGGGGGGTGATCATGTCGGGACGGATGTTGCCCGGCAGGACCCCTTCCAGTTCCGTGATGGCGTTGACGTAGGTGTTCACGTCGGCGTAGATGCTGCCCTCGGCACGAGGCACCTGCTTCAGACCCACCAGGACCGCCCCATTGGTGATGGCGAGGTACGCCGCCAGGGTGAGGGGGTTGTCCGGGTGAATGGGTCCGAAAGCCGCCTCGATGGAGGACATCTTCGTGAAGAACTGCGTTGTGAAGCTGTCCTTCTGGTAGACGTAGCTGGCGTAGTACACGTCCCCGATGGCGGGCTCCTCACCCCCACGCGGGTAGGTGGTCACGAGTGCCGTGTCCCCAATCGTAACCCCCGCCGTGTTGGCGACGAGCAGTTCCACACCCGGGAGGGTGCGGATGGGGATGTTGGCGTTGGTCGTGACCGCCTCCGCCACGTCGAACCGCAGGGTCGCGGCTGCCGGGTAGGAGATCCAGGGTCCGAGCGAGTTGTTGTGCCAACCACGCGGGAGGAGGGTGAAGGTCAGGCCCGTCACCTCATCCCGGTAGGTCTGCCCGATCCGCCCGTCCTGACCCGTGCCGGAGTTGAGCAGCGAGGTGTTCGATGAACCCGTCCCGTCCGACTTGTTCGAGGTGACGTAGAAGCCGTTGATGGCGGCATCCCCGACCGAGCCGTTGTTGGTGAGTTCATCGATCCCCGTCCCGACGAAGAGCCACGACTTGGTAGTGGCGTCCTTCAGGACGATGCTGGAACCCGTGCCGTAGTCCGAGGTGGCAGGGCCCGCCGAGGCGATGTGGAGGTACTTCCGACCCGAAGAATCGGCGATGACCTTTGCCACTGCCTGGGCAGCGAACTCCTGGGCTGCCACACCGATGGAGGTGAAGTCCTCCAGGAAGGCGGCAACCGTGGAAGCACGATCAGAGTTCAGTGCCGAAGCCAGAAGCTCCGCCGAGACCAGGGTCCGGGCTGCCACGGTGCCTTCGGTGAACCCGAGAACGGCATTGGCAGAACCGTTGCCGATGACGACCTGGCTGGCCTCCTTGTAGGTCGGACTAGTGATGCGGATGCCCGCACCATCACCCCGTACCAGGAGGGCTGCCTGAACGGCTGCCAGGTCTCCGAAGGGGGCTCCCGGGAGGTTCGCCAGAGCCGTCTGGATCTGGAGAATGACCCGGTCGCCTGCCGCTGCTGCCACACCCAGGATGTTCGTGGTCCCCGTGTCCGAGGACACGAAGGTCACCTCGCAGGAGTAGCCGTCGAGGGAGAACTTGAACTTATTGTTGGCGGGCTGCGCCCCGGTGCCGTCGTAGAAGACGATCTCGGGCTCGCCGTTGGTGTCCGTGCCCCCACCGAAGCCGGTGTAGGCAACCAGGGTCGCTGAAGCCACGGTCCCCTTGTAGCCTGCCTCACCGTACTCCGCGTTGGCGATGCCCATCTTGGTGTTGCCGGTGCCCGCACCGATGACGAGGGCGCACTGGTCGAAGCTGTTGTTGCCAGCCATCGCCAGTCCACCGGGATGGATGCGGTTGCGGAGGATGAGCCGGTCGTGCAGGAGCTTGGCGTTCTGGGTGATCGTGTACCGCTTGGCGACCATGCCCACGTTGAGCTTGGCCTGCCGAGTCGTGACCGAAGTTCCCGTGTCGAACCCTGCGAGCACCGCGAGGCTGTCCGCATCGGTGACGCCCGTAGAGTTGAAACTGAGGTGCCCTGCGGACGACGTGCCCGGAAGCTGGAGGAACACCTGGAGGCGTCCGTCCCCGTCTGCCGAGAAGATGAAGTCCAGACCGCCAAGGGTGGGGTCTCCGGCGATTGCCAGAGCGATGGGGCTCCCCGCCGTGGGCACCGTCAAGATGTTGTTCCCGGCAACGCCACGGAAGGCAGTGTTGAGGGCTGAAGCCAGTGCCGTGGCATTGGCGTAGGTAGCGGCTGCGACCGTCCCCGTGAGAGCCGTCGATGCCACGGTGTCCGTCGCCACGAGGACCTTCAGGGTACGGAACCCCACACCCAGATCCACGGGACCGTTGAACCGGGTGGCACCCTTGTAGAGAGCCACGGTCGCCGGGTTGTAGATGCGGTACGGGTCGAGTGCGGTGAAGGCATTGACCCCGTCGATGGCTCCCGTCAAGGTAGCCAACCCCGTAGCCCCGTCGTAGGACAGCACCTTGCCGATGGAACCCGTCGTGATCGTCCCAGCGCCCTCGCCGACGACCACGTACCAGTCCTTGTAGTAGTCGGTGATACTGCTACGGACAGCCCCCAGCTTGAGCACCGTCGTGCTCAAACCGGCATCCGCCACCACCGCCCCCAGGTGACCATCCGCCGCCTCGTTGATGCGAGTCACGTAGTCCGCGACAGTGACCGTTCCGGCTACGACCGTGGCGGTGACTTCGACACCATCAAGGTTCAGGATGATCTGCTCGTTGCCGGAGAGGAAGTCGGCTGACACGAAGCTCGCGTTGTTCGGGTACACCACCTCTTCGCCGACGAAGTGGGCCATGATGCCCGTGCCGCCGAGGGAGATGTTGTCCAGGTCTGTCCCAGCGACGGGGAGAACCGTGTCCCCGTTGATGGTCATGGCGACCAGGTCCGACTCCCCCTGAATGAAGGCGTAGGGAGCAGGACCCGCAACCGTGTACTTCGCCGGGGTGTCCTCGGTGTTGGCGAACGTCAGGGTGACGATCTCCTCGACCGGACCCGTGAAGCCTGTACCCGACCCACCCTCAAAGTGAAGATCCGGGGTGAGTTCAGAACCCGAGGGGAACTCGACGGTGATGCCCGTGAGTCCTGCCGACTTGGTGGCAGGGTTGAACGTCGGGGTGTAGAGGGGGTTGCCATCCGAGTCCTGGACCGTGTACTTGCCCACGCCGCTGATCCCAGCGAGTGTGCAGGTCAGGGTGTACTCCATGTCCTGGATGAGGTTGTAGTAGAAGCTCGCGTAGACCGTGGCTCCCACCGGGACTTCATCCGCCAGGGTGATGACCGAGCCCTCAACCTTGACCACCGTGACCGGACCACGCTTCAGGGCGTCGTCCACGGAGAAACCCCAGTACGCCTTGACCACGTCGGGGCGGTTGACCGGCAGCCCGATGCGGCTGTTGGATACGCTCTGGAACAGGCTCTGACCCAGGGGGGTGTCACGCCCGTTGCCCAGGGTCGGGTCCATCGGAAGCTGGAACTCGGTCTTGCTGTCCACCCCCTGAGAGGAGACCACCGCCGTACACCCGGAGAGGTAGGTGCGGTTGTCGATCAGGGTCGGGGTGACCTGGGTGCTGTCGAACATCTCCGAACCCGTGGTCGTGGTCCCGGCGGTGACCGCCGCTGCCGTGCCCCACATGATCCGGTCGTTCTGGAGGATGAAGTCAGCCCCCTGGATGAACTGAGACCCCCCGGGGACTTCGCCCACCCGGCTCACGCTCTGGACGTTGATGTGCCCGAGGTAGTCGAAGGTGTCCTGCCAGGAGTTGAACCAGTAGGTGATCGTCACCGTCGCCCCGGCTGCCGGAGCCTGAGAGAGGGTCACCGCACGGGTCGCACCGTCCACGGAAACCGGGATCACCTGGCGGTTGTTCACCTTGACCACTACGTGGCTGGGGTCCGTCGTCGTCACACCACCATTGGAACCATCCACGATGGGTCCCTGGTAGGTGTAGAAGGTCTTGCGGCGGATGCTGGTCTGCCCACCGTAGATGCCCAGCAGGGCGTTCGCGGTGTCATCCAGGACCGTCAGGTCGCAGGTGGCGTAGAGGACCAGGGTGCTCTCGCCGAAGTTGTTGACGTAGGTGTTCGCCGTCAACGTGCCCTTGCCAGCCGCCGAGATGACGTTGGCAACCTGCTTCATCGTGTAGTCAGCCTTCGCGGGCAGGGTGAACTTGTACTGGGTACCGTCCACCACCAGGGTCAGGCTGTTGTTCGCCGGGACGATGACCTCGCCGGTCGGTCCGAGGATGTCGGCATGGATGTCGATGGTCTCCGTCCCCGGCGTGGGGGCGTTGACATCATGAAGACCCGCCGCTGCCCGGACGACTGCCGTCTCGGCAGACACCTGGGAGGACACGTCATCCGTGATGAGGGTGTCCGTGCGGTTGAAGAAGTAGGTCACCCGGACCAGGTCTCCCAGCTTGGGAGCCTGAGCCAGGGTCAGGATGCCACGAGTGCCGTCCAGGGCGATGACCACCACAGGGAGACCGTTGATCGTCACGGTCACGTCGCTGCGGTTGGTGCTGGTCAGACCCCGACCTGAACCGTCCGTCACGGGCAGGTTGCGGACCTGCACTCGGGTGAGCACGCCGTCGAAGCTACCGAGGGTCACGACCCCCGTTGCCGAGATGGACACCACGGAACGTCCCGTCATGTCCTCTCCGACAACCCGCTGGTCGATGGACGCCGAAGAACCTCGCACGACCTCGAAGTCGTTCTGCGACAGGTACTCGTTGCCCTCACCGATGAAGATCGGAATCTTCAGGGTATCCAGAGCACCCTGAAGGGGGTTGTCATAGTTCGTCTGGGTGTAGACGTTGGGGGGAGCGTACTGGGAACCTGGGAACGCCATCTGGCACCTCGTCTTGAGCCCACTGGGCAGTTGCCTGACCTACAAAGCCGTCGAGCCTTCTAGCCGCATCACCCATCTCCCTTACAGGAGAGGCAGATCCCCCGAGGGGAAGCCCAAGACCAGGCGAAACATTGACCCACATGAGCCATCCTCTTTGTCAGAGGAGGAGAGGTGCCGGGCATGGGTCTCGCAGACCGCCCTCACTACTACGATGCTAGGATAGAGGAACTAACGAGGACGAGGACCACGACCCGCCCGCCAAGTCATCGCTGCCCGGTGGATGCCCAGCCCACGTTCGTGGACACCCCTTTCTTCGGGCTTCATCACCCGGTAGCTGCCATCAGGGTTGCGAGAGAGGTCCTGCCCCGAAGCTCCTGGAGTGCCACCCAAGACCTCCTGCTTCTCCCTGAGCCGATTCTCTGCCACGTCCCAGCCCTGCTTCGCCGACTGCCCAATCACCCGGTCAATGTGGGCGTCGAGGTCGTGGATGCCAGTGTTCTGGGGGACAGGTCCCGTCACGTCCTTCTTGAAGTGCCCCTGGACCTGGGAGGGCACCATCGCGGCAGCCTTCTTCCCACAGGAGGGACACTCCCGAGGCTTAGTGTGGTCCCCGAGCTTGACATGGGCGTCGAACTTCAAACCGCACTCGCACAAGAACTCGTGGGTAGGCATCAGAGTGCTCCCTGGTAGAGACGCTCCCGACCTTCAGGCTCCCGCATGGTGTCCTTGAGAGCATCGAAGTCCACCTTGAACGCCTTGAACACCCGGTCTCGCTGGGCATCTGTCTGGAACCATTCGGGCTGGTTCTGCACAGAGGACAAGGAGATGACGTGCTCCACCCCAAGGGTCGTGAAACCGAAGACCCTCTTGAAGGGGTCATCACAGCCGAAGATGACCTGCCCTGCTTCCTTGGCGTTCAGCAACGCAACCAGCCAGTCCCCAAAGCACATGTACCGGATCACGGGTCACCTCACCATCTCGAAGGTTCCATCCCGACCGGACCAGAACGGATCAGAGATCGCCTGGATGCCGAGGGACTCCATCGCTTGGATGTTACCGTCGTGCCCGGGAAGTTGGTCATCGGGTAGTGCGGCAATCGCGGCAGCCTGGTCTGCCGTCAAGGGAACTACCGACCGAAGCCAGTTGTCGAGAGGTACATGGATAGACCAGGATGTCTGGGCCGTCACGCTGAAGTTCGAGTTGTAGAAGTAGTCATCCCCGTTCTCGTCGTAGACTTCTTCGGACTCACCACCCATCGACACGTCGCTGATCTCGATCCCCTGGTGGGAGAGGTGCGACCGTAGAACCCCCCAGATGTACATGATGGTCGAGTCCGAAATCTCCTGCTGGGCGTACACGTCCCGGCTCATCACGTCGAACTCGATAGTCAGGTCCCACTTCCCGCCATATTCCATGTACGCCGGACGACGGATGTCGTGTACCATGACTGCCATCTGATCCCCGGCCTGAGCCCTACGCCCGAACGCCAGGACCACCCCTGGGATGGCGGCATTGTTGGCGTGCATCTCTACCAGGGGGTACGGACCCCGGCTCTCAATGGGGTAGCGGTAGTCCGCCTGCAACCAGCGCCCCCCGGTCAGGGGCTGCATCAACGTCAGGCCCCCCGTGAGTTCGCCCGCCAAGTTCCGGTCTAGGGTATAGTTCGCCCCCTCCACGTACTTGAACCCCGATGGCATCTCATAGATGCGAGTCGTCCCCGCCAGGGGAGGGTGTGCCAGTTGCCCCGTGGTCGGGGAAGACATGGCGACGGGTTCATGGGAGACATCCAGGAGGGGGTCCACGTAGAAGACCAGGCTCCCTGGGGTCTCCTCCTGCACGTCGATGTAGTAGACACCCGGAGCCGAGGGGAAGTACCCCTGGTTGTTCTGGATAGCGACCGCATCCTCCCGAATCCACTCGATGGAGAACCCAGGCTTGTTGTTCACCCTGGTCAGGAGGCAGTAGGACTCGATGACCCCCAGGTAGTTGTCCGCCGAGAGGTCCACCCGGGAACCCGAGCCCGTCTTGACGATGATCCCATGCTGGGGCCGCTCCTTGAACGAGAACTTCCCCTGGATGTTGTTGGGGAGGTCGTTGCGGTACTTGGGGTGGTAGCTCCAGTACCGACGAAGCTCCTCGATGAAGCGCCTCTTTAAGGCGCCAGTTAACTGGAAGTACATTTGATTTCAACCACTTACACGGCTGTGTAACTGAAAACCCGCCAACCCCAGCCCTGAGTTGCGGCATACTTGGCACCCGCTTGCACCTTGGCGAGCAACTTGGCCTGACCCTTGTGCGGTTTGACCAACAAGCTCAGGGGTTTGATTTCCTCCAGCACCTTCGAGCCATCACCGTAGTGGATGAGTACGTCTGGGATGTATCTGTGTGGCGACCCCTCCCACTCATAGGGAATCGCACACGGGGACCGTTGATAGACCACTACCTGGGGATCAGCATCCAGTTCCTGCCACCGCCGTTGCTCCCATCCAGACATGTAATAGACCCGGCCAACCTTGGGTGACTCATAGTAACCTCGGTCCCAGAAACCGCCTGTCTGGATCTGCTGCACTCGGAGCTTTGATAAAGCGTCCCGCCGCTCGGGATGGTCCTGAAAGTACCCTCGCAGGGCTTGGGCCTTTCGAGCAATCCTAACATCCGTTTCAGCGGTCAACCCTTTCGTCCAGCCCCAGTATGGCGCTAGGATCTCCCGCTTTCGAGCAGCCGTCTCTGGTGTGTCCTTGAACCCGGTGCGGGCGGCGGCAATCTTTGCCTTGGTGGCCTCATCCCAAGAACGACCAGCACGGGCTTCTGACTTGGTACGCCACTGCAATTCCGCTGCACGCATCGAAGCTCGAACTAGGCTGTAGGGCACGCCCAGTTGTTCCGCAATACGAGAAAGCGAAAGCCGCTGTTGGACATAGAGGTCTTCCAGCACAGCGGGTTCAATCAGGGGGTGTACTCGTGGTGGCATCTGACACCTCTACCCTACAAAGGGTATAGGCTCAGTAACGACCCACCAGTAAGCTGAAAGTACATCGCGACGCCTCCTACCTGAGCAGGCCCATAGGAGAACTAGGCGGTAAGGTCCGCCCGGCAAAGGTAAGAGGCACAACCAGCGGTGATGACCACCACAGGCGGAAGACCGTCCTTGTGGTACACCCCCTGGGCATCCACCTCACCCATCTCGAACAAGAGGACTACAGGACGTTCGGCACAGGCTCGGTTGGGCTGCCCGGCAGTCCGAAAGTGCTCGCAGGAGAGGCAGCCCTTGACCGGCTCGGGCTTGAACCACAGCGGTTTCACCCACTTGGGGTCGTTGGCGACAAAGGGGTGGCCACTCATCCCAACCTCCGGGTGCTCGTTCCGAGGCACCCCTTCGTCTGGTGAACCAGGGAACCGTCACCCATCCGCAGGATCAGGTTGTCGTCGGACATCGGGATGGGCTTCTCCCCTGGAGTAGGCTGGCTGGACCGAGCCTGGGCCTCCCGAGTCACGTCCCTGTTGAAGACCGGGCCGTAGGTCCGGCCAGGCAGAGGCTCCACCTCGAAGGGCGCCGTGGCCTCCGTGAAGCACACCGGAACGGCCTCCTTGCTGTCCGGGACCAGCAGGGTACAAGGGGCCGCAGCCCGCTTGAACCGCCGCTTGAGCTTGGGTGCCGCCGCCGTCTCCGCCTGGAGGGCTGCCAGTTCCTCGGACGAGATGTTGGTGACCAGGCTCATCACTCGTACTCCTGCATCGCCTGCACGAGCATCCCCAGAGCGACGGCGTTCAAGGGGTCCTTGGCTTGCCGGACTTCACTGATCTGGACCGGGAACCGGCGCTGCTTCTTGGTCCAGACCTTGTTGAAGAACTCCAGGAAGTTCCCCGCCCTGCTCGTCCCCCCAGACACGATCATGGGGATGGGCTTGGGCAGAACGAACTGGCTCTTGATCGCCTCAAACCTGGCGGCCACCTGGTCCAGGGCGTGCTCGATGAGCGCCTTGTAGTAGAGGCAGAGAGCCTCCTCCTCCCGGCTCTTGGGGTCCATGAGGTCGATACCCCCTTCCTTGAGGGCACACATCCGAGCCTGCGTGGAGCCCACTGCCAGGGCAGCGTGCTTGTCAAGCCAGTCGCCACCACGAGCAACCGAAAAGCTCAATGCTTCCACGGTATTGATTGCAAGTGCGATATTTGTCATCCCCGCCCCAAACGACATGGAGATGCCCGTGAATCCCTCGGGGGCACAATCCGAGAAGATGATCGCCATCGCCTCGTTGGCAGGGTAGGGCTCGAAGCCGCACTCCTCCACGATTCGCTCGAAGACGCCCCGGTGATAGATGATGTCCCTGTCCGGCTGGTCAACCGGAGCTGCCGGGACAGAGAAGTAGCACACCTCGTTGTCCACCTGGGGCTTGCCCAAGACGCTTTCTATGAGCAGCTTGAGCACTTCCAAGGCATCCATCTCGGATGAGGACACCATGCCTGCGGACAACGGACGACGAGGTTCCAGCCCGAAGACGTTCGCCATCTCCATCGCAGCGTCCCCCAGGATCAGGACCTCATCCCCTCGCTGCACGTAGCTGGTGTTGGCGAGCTTGAGCATCTTCACCTGCGAAGGCGGTAGGGAGATGAAGGCATCCCGCATACGCTTCGTTTCGATGCCCTTCGGAGTACGCTGGGCGGCAACGATATTCATCGTCCCGATGTCCAACCCCCTGCCTTTACTGACCTTCGGCTCCGTCATCGCTTCTTCTCCTTGCGTGCTGCTTTCAGGGCAGCCAGGGCATCCGACACCCCATCTGCTTCGCCACCTTCCGCTACAATCACCACCGGCTGTAGGTCATCCCGACCTATCCGGGAGGGGATGAACAACGGGACGCTATCGTCCACCAGGGGCACCTTACCCG